ATTAGACCCTAAGACCATTGAATTTGATAAATATAAGGATTGGGATGCAGCTAGAAAGAAGTTAGAACAATTACAACTTAATTGCAAGTATAAGACTATTGTAATTGACAGTATTACATCGCTCGCCGATGCTTCTATTCGTCAGACAATGAAGTTTAAGGATAGCGCGGGCGGTGGTAAAAAGATTGGAACTATTCCTGTAGGTGGTTTTGACGAATATAATGCTGAATCTGCTGTATTAAATGAGATGATAGCATTATCTAAAGATATTCAAGAATATCATAAAATAAACTTTATTCTGATTGGGCACGTAATTCAAAAAGAAATTAAAGGGCCAAATAACACTACCCATATGGCCCGTCTGTTAGTTACAGCAGGGAAATCTCCCGCACAAAAGATTCCTGGGTATTGTAGTGAGATATACCATTTCAATGTTGAGTCTGAAATGGATACTTCTAAACCTCCCGTATACACATTAAGAACCACGCATACTGGTGATGACTTTGCACGTACAAGTCTCCCATTACCAAGTGCAATTGCATTTAAGGATGAGCCATTATACGATAAATGGCTTAGACCTGCAATTGATAAACTTAATGTTAAAGTTCCACCTGTTACCCCTATTGGTAATGTGGTTCCTATTAAGTAATACAAGTTGACCCGTTAATACACGTAAACGTAACAACAGCAACGACAGAAAAGAGAAACAGATGAGTGACGATTTTTTCCAGCTTAGTAAGAAAGACATCATGGGCGGCAAGGTTTATGAACCTGCATGGTACCGTGTGCGTATTGATGAATACGCGAAAGGGCCGTCGAAGAATCTCGAAAAGCCTTCGACGAACTACACCTATCAGTGCACGATTTTGTTTGATGCTGATAGTGGTGATGCGAAGTGGGCAGAACATCCGCTCACTATCTTGTTCAACTCTGGCGCGTTAGGTTTCACTAAGGGATTCTTAGTTGCATTAGGGATTCCTGAGGAAGCTATCACTACTGATGCTCGCTTTGACTTTAAGCAAGCAGTTGGTAAGGAAATTGATGTGTATGTTGAGAATGATACATATCAGGGACGACTTGTGAATAAGGTTAATCACAAGTATCGTGCACCGCGCGCTGCTTAATTAAGTTTGCGCGTACAGTTTAGTCAATAGCGTCACGCTGGATTAAACATACTTTTCTATATAGTAAAGATTGAAGTCGACTCTGTAAGGCTTATGGCGCCCTGATCTATATACTAGTTATTAGAATAGGATTCGCAAGAGCATGAAGTCCGCGGAAAGCTATATAGAAGTAGGAGCGCAATATGTTTGCCCCGTTTGGACTATCTAGCTTTAACTCGATGTTAGGTCTGGCCATCTGACAGGTTTAAAGTAATAGGAGGGGCAATAGTGTTTAACGATCCTGATAGTGAAGTGGAGAATAAAAATGGTTGATGAGATTCAGAAAGATGACGTTGTGGATATGGATGAAGTTGCTCAGCAGGAATTAGAAGTTGAGCAGACAGAACCCGTAGATCCTAAAGTTCCAGTGGAACCTACGGACGATGTACCGAAAGAATCCGAGTCGAAAGACGAGTAACATTCACTCTGTAGTTTGAAAAATAAACTATGGTTTCATCCGGTTGCCGGGAGTTAACTTGTGAGATTTCCCTACTCATAGAGTTAGACACGGAACCTAATTTTCATACGGGGCGGTCTGCTATGAAAGTTAGGGAATCCATTATCGCCTAGGTTGGCCGTAAAACTATGGAGTGATAGGACTCCCTCATTATTCTGTCTACGATGGATTTAGTGGGGGAGTCCACCTATATAAAGGAATACGATGAGTATTTGGACAAAAATGAATGAAATAACTCGGGGTAAGACTACCGAGGAAACTACTGAATCTACAAAAACAGCTAAAGTAGGAGATACAATTAAAGGGACTATCACAAATATAGTTCAAACTAAGGGAGATAAGAAAGGTGGATATGGATTTATTAGTTCACCGAGTTTACCATTTGAACGTATATTCTTTCATTGGTCAGGATTACATCAACAAACTTTAAGATTTCCGGCATTAAGACGTAGAATGAAAGTGGAATTTCAATTACAACATGATGAGATTCAGGGCTTTAGAGCCATCAAAATGAGGGTAATTGAGTGACTCTTAAAGAATTTTCTAAACAAGTAGATAAATTAATGAAAAACCCCAATAATCATAATAAGGAATTAATTGGGGATGTAAAACCAGGAGAAAAAGTTATAAGTATAAAGGTTTATTCTATGTTTCATATAGCAATATATGATGAACGTGAAAAAAGTGAATGACGAGAACATAACATTCAAACAAAAATATAACTCTAGGGGGATGACATGGCAGGAAAAGGCTGTGTTAATATCCCTCTATCATACTACTATGTGTCTAAAGTATCCTACTTGGCATATGGGAGATACTGCTGAACATTTTGAAGTCTCAAGAGGGTTAGTCTCTGAAAATATAAGACTAGCTAAAGAGATTGATAATGGTAATAAGAAAGTTACACTCTGTCCTCATCGTGAGGATGCATTAAAACTAATAGACCGTAGATACTATACTAGAGATAGGAAGGAATTCACTATATTTAAGGATGACGAATAATGGAATGCGATTTTATTCCCATTTCTGTATTTATTGTAATGGTAGGTGGGGGAATACTAGTTGGGCTATTAATAGCTGAAGCTATCCATGATTTTAAAAATCATAAGGTAGAATGAATGAAATACGTCCCAGGATATGGCCCATTAGGGGCTAAAGTTATGATTGTAGGGGAAGCTCCTACTGCTAAAGATGTAGCAATGGGGCGTCCTTTTACGGATAACAGAGCATTAGACGAATTATTACGTGAAGCTGGTATACAGAAATCTCAATGCTGGCTTACTACAGTTAGTAAGTATTACGTCCCACCGTCGCCTAAGAAGGGTGGATATAAGACTCCATTCTATACTCGCGCTAAAGAAGCTGGTATAAACGTAGAAGAACAGGTAGCAGAATTACAAAGGGAAGTATCAGACCTTAACCCTAATCTAATTCTTGGCATAGGTAGAACTGCCATGAAGTATATTACGGGTAAGAAAGAGATAGACGACTACCGTGGTTCAATTCTACAAGGAATGGGTAAGAAGTTCATAGGAACTTATAATCCCGCGCATTTAGATTGGCAAGCGACGGACGTTGAATTTATAGGTTATTGGCATAAAGTAATCATACTATTAGACCTTAAACGTGCATTAAGAGAGGCATACTTTCCTGGGTTCGATAGTATTCCTAATCGACTCTTACAAGTAGCTAGGTCATCTAATGACTTACTAGAATTTAAGGCTAGATATAGCGACAACTTTGAAATGTCTGTGGACATTGAAGCAGGTGGACATTACTTACCTGTATGTATAGGGTTATCATTTAAGCCTAGTCACGGCCTTACAGTCCCTTTATGGAATAAAGATGGCATTAGTAATATGCCAGATAGTGACATAACACTAAACTGGATTACCCTTAATGAAATGTTGAATTCTAAGGGTATCATAGGTCAGAACTTCAATTACGATAAGGATAAGATTCAACGTATTGGCTTTAGTATTAAATCACTAAGGTCAGACATAATGTTAAAAGCTCAAGCATTAATGCCTGAGTTTCCTAAGTCTTTAGCCTTTAATCAGTCCGTTAGAACCTTAGAGCCATTCTATAAGAATGAAGGAATGTATGAAGGCACATATGAGGATTTATTCATAGGTTGTGCTAGAGATGCATGTGTTACTAAGGAAATTGATGAAGTAACTGAAGCGGAGTTAGCACACGTTAAGCAGGATAAGTATTACAAGAATTTCCTAATGCGACTCCCTAAGTTCTATTTCGATATAGAACAGCAGGGATTAAGAGTAGATGAGGAACGACGCCGTGAGCTTATTAGGAAATATATTAAATGGTCTGAAAAGATTAAATATGACATATATAAAATCGTTGGTACCGAGGTTAACTATAACTCGCCTAAACAAGTCGAAATACTACTATATCACAATTGGAAATACCCTAATAAGGGTGGGACAGGTGAAGAAGTCCTAACTACTCTATTAAACCTTAGTGAAAAAACCGGAGTAGATAATGATGAACACCGAAGGTGTATCGAACTTATTCTACTTGGTAGACGAGTTGAAAAATCTATTGGCACTAATCTTATGGCGCTTGCCGACTTTGATGGCAGGATGCGTACTACTTATTTTCCTTGTCTTGATACAGGTCGTAGTTCTACAGGACAACAAGAACCACCAATAAGACCAACTGTTGAAGTTAGAGACCAACATAATAAGAAGAAAGAAAAGATACTAGGAGCAGCATTTCAAACCTTCACTAAGCATGGAGACGTAGGTGAAGATGTAAGGTCTATGTATATCCCTGATATTACAATGGGCGACATACTAGTTCCTGAGAATAAATTAAGCGAGGACGATGAAGAAGTATTCGTCCAATTTGATAGCTCACAAGCTGAAGCTAGAGTTATATTTCTGCTAGCTCAAGATGATTGGGCATTAGAGGCTATAGATACACATGACTTCCACGCACTCACAGCATCGTGGTTCTTTGGGGGTAGAGAAGAAAACTACTCAAAAAAAGTACTTGGCTATGAAAGTCCAATTAGGTTCATTGGAAAAACACTTAGACACGCAGGCCATCTTGGTGCGTCGCCTAGGAGAGCTAGTCTTGAAGTTAATACATCAGCACGAAAATACAAGATTGATGCTAGAACAAATGAAGGCGAGTGCAAAAGAGCGTTAACGATTTTTCATAATAAACAACCAAAAATTAAGAGTGTATTCCAAAATGGTGTCATCGCGGCTATTGAAAAAGATAGAATCCTGTTTGCAGGGATGCCCTACGGGTTTGATTGCGATTACGGTGGAAGAAGAAAATTCTGTGAAAGAAGTGGGGACGATTTATACAGACAGGCATTTAGTTACATTCCTCAGCGTACGGTCTCCGATAATACTAAAGGCGCTGGTATACGGAGTAAAGAAAGAATCCCAAACCTAAAGATTGTCATGGAATCTCATGACGCTCTATTAGCGTGTATGAAGCGTAAGGATTTAAAGACTCAAGTTCCTATTATTAAGCAAGAGATGGAACGTCCTATTTCATTTGAGAATTGTAGTCTAAAACGTGGTAATCTAGTAATTCCCTGTGATGTTGAATGGGGTAAAAATTACCAAGATTTAAGTAAATTCAAGGATTACGTTCCATTCCCAGTACAGGGATTTATGAGAACTAAGCCTAAAACTCAGGGAATGATGGTGATAGAATGATTGACAAACTAGAGTATGAAGAAGATAGGGCAGCCTATATTCAAATTATGGAACTAATTAATCGAGTTTTCATGGAATCTGTTCAAGCCCATGAGAAGGAAAATCATGCCTATGGGCGATGCTTTAAAGAGTTATTAGATGACATGCGTGAAAAAACTCTCGATAGATTAAAGGATTATCCTAAAAAGGAACATCCTACTGTAATTGAAGAATGGATTGAACATAACGTAGACCAAATGATTGTTCATATAAGTGTTTTAATCACTTTGTCTCAACTACACAATGAGAAGCAGGTGAAACATTGACTAAATCTCTAATTAATAAAGATAGGACATGGAAGGTTGTAGTATGTCGAAATCCTGAGCATGAACTAGTCAAGTTTAAGACTAATTCTGTAGGAGACATTCATTGTCCTACTTGTAAGGGATTAATGGTAGTTGAAATTAACCCAAGGTGGGAATTATATGGTAAACGTGATACTGAATGAACGTGATAATACGGTAGAAATACCCTATTCATGTGCAGGGCCAGAAAAAATAATCAAAATCAAAGACACAAAAGATATGTTAGAACTAATACTAGCAATCAAAGATTTAACCCTTCTGTCAGGTGAACGTATTTGCTTAGAAACCAAGGACATTCATGGTATCTATACAGAACATGAACGCTGGTAAACATGCCGACTTGGCTAGATGGTATATTACAGCAACATGAAGATTTTGAGTCACCCTTAAATTTCTGGAGATGGGCTGGATTGGCTAGTATAGCCGCTGTAATGAAAGACCAAGTTTGGATGGATAGGTATTTGTATAAGTTATATCCAAATATCTATGTAATGTTCCATGCAGATTCTGGTCTTAAAAAAGGCCCACCTGTAAGTATGGCTGATAAGCTCGTAAAGATGGTAAATAATACTACCATTATTAAGGGACGTTCATCTATACAAGCTATCCTGAAAGATATGGGAACTGCTCAAACGACCCCCGGTGGACGTATAAAGACTGATAGTTCAGTATTCATATGTTCATCTGAATTGTCAAGCTCTATAGTTGAAGATCCAGTTGCAGCTAAAATCTTAACTGACCTATATGACAGACATTATAACGAAGGTGAGTGGAAGTCCTTACTTAAACAGGAGACTTTTTCTCTTAAAAATCCTACAGTTACAATGCTTGGTGCTACCAACGAGGCAATGTCCGAAGATTTCTTTACAGGGGCGGTTATTAAAGGAGGCTATTTTGCACGAACTTTTATTATATACGAATCTAAGAGAAACAAACGTAATTCATTGGCGTTTCAACCTAATCACATACCTGACTATACTCAAACTGCCGTATACCTTAGGGAAATTGCCAAATTAAAAGGGCCATTTAGATACTTCAGTAGTCTAGAACGAGATGACCATTTCAACATTCTAAAAAAGAAGGATAAAAGAGACGTATATTTCAGCGCCGCGGGTAAGATATATGACGATTGGTATGATGATTTCTTGGATACAGTAGATAGTCAAGAAGTCAAGGATGAGACTGGTACTTTAAATCGCTTCGGAGATTCGGTCGTTAAAGTAGCTATGCTATTGAGTCTTGCACAGCATCCAGTATTAGAGATTACTGTAGATGCTATGGAAGAAGCCATACGCATATGTGAGCAGTTATTAGGCAACGTCCGTAAGACTACGATGGGTAAATCTGGCTTATCTAACACAAGCCACTTGAAGGGATTGATTATCCATGAATTACTAAACGTCAGAGAGAATCACATAATTAGTCGCCCGATGCTGACTAAGAAGTTTTACATGCACTACTCATCTATTGAAGAATTAGATGATATGATGGAATCTTTTCACGTAGCTGGAATGATACTAAATGAAACTACTGAAAAAGGGACTATCTATAGAATGCCAGAAGTCCAAGTAATGCAACTAAAGGAATTTTTAGCAGGGAAGGGGAATAAGAAACAATGATTGGAATGATTAGAAATATTAGGGATGATAAGGACTTCGCATTTATTGTAAGTGGAGCGAATAGAGACATATTCTTACATCGGCGACAGTTCATGGGGGATTGGAATAAACTGTGTCAGTTGTGGACACGTAACCCTATTAAAGTAGAATTTGACGTTTTAGAGACTGCTAAGGGATTGCAAGCTACTAATTGTAAGGTAATTGAGGAAGAAAAAGATGCCGACAAGAATGCATGAATGCCCACGTTGCGGATTATTGTGTGATTGTGAAAAAGGATCTGAGGTATTAACCAAATGTCCAGACTTAACGTCAGATGAATTAAAAGAAGATGAATGTACCCACGAATGCGATGAGGATGAGGCTGAATGAAATACTACCTTTGTGGCCCTATTGATTCTATAGGACATAAATCAGATAATGTCGCTGCATTTGAGGAGGCTACTAAGAAATTAAGGAAACTAGGATTTACAGTCATGTCCCCTGTAGAATTAGGAACAGACGGACTCCCTTACTTAGAATTTATTAGAAGGGATATGAAACAGTTACTAGAATGCGATGGACTCATTTTACTCCCTGGATGGCCTCAATCTAGAGGATGTAAAATAGAGGTAATGTTAGCTATGCAGTTGAATATGAAACTTTTCTACTACATAGCTAACACTGTACGTTTATTAGACATGAATCTTTAGTCAGGAAATCCCTCTAGTTTGTGGCTGGGAAACCCTCTAAGTTTTTGGGTTTCCTTGCCTTTTCCTCTGGAAATTCCTCTCTCATTAGTCTTACTACTTCCTCCTGTTTTAGACGATCCTTTTCCGGCAGAGACTTTGCTGCCGTATTGAGTAAGGAGATCGCCTGATGTACCTCCTCCAGTCCCCGTTGTTCCCGGAGTTGTCGAAAGTAATTTTTGTACTGAAGGATTGTACTCTCCGATATTCCCTCGTTCTGTGGCATCTCTCACCAACCTCTTATAGTAAGGTAATTGATCTTCTGGCCCCCACTCAGTAAATACATTTGCTAGGGCCGATGTAAAGTCTGCACCTTCGTTACGAATCATATTATGCGTAAATTCATGACCCAATACATGAATTACAGCATTAGCGAATTGTTGGGGCGTTTTAGCACTTTGTAGCATTGTTTTAGGATTAAGCATAATTGAAAATTGCTCAACCGTTGGGTTTTTAACATTAATACCTCTAGTTTTTTGATCTAAGACAAAACCAAAGGATTTAATTTCCCCTAACATCTGGTCTTTAAATTTCTCACTTAATGATTTTAATATTTCATTAGAAATATCAGCTAGTGCATGTAATGCTGCATTCTTATGCAATGCCTCAAGTTGTTCAGGAGTATAAACTCCATCTCTGTCAATGATAGCAAATTTCTTACCTGGCTTGGGTGATAATTGATCAAATACTCTAGCCAATTCTTCACGTTTCTTAGCTGCTTCTCCTTCAACAAGATGTTTTTCAATTTCTTTCTCAACTGTTCGACGAGTATCCCATACCATTGATTCTCTGGTAGGAGCAGTTAATGGATATGCATCATTATCTGCAGGAACTCCAGGATCTATATCAACAGTTACTCTATCAGGTATTCTGTATATTCCACTTGTTTTATATTCTTGAGCACCCTGAAACATACCTCTGTTATTAAGAATCATAATAATACTATCAGATTCACTCATAACAGCATCATCAGGAACTGATATTTTAAATTTATTACCGTTAGAATCTTCTCCTTCAGTAATTAATTTTTTTGGAACACTTGTTTCCTTTCCAACTTGAATTGATCTCTTGGTTTCCCAGCTATATTCAGGAAGAATATTTACATCAAAAGGAACAGGTGAACCTGAATATTTAGATAAATTTTCCAGATAACCTACCAAAGGACTAAATCTACCCTCAGATAATGCATGATAAATCATTTCTGTACCAGTTGGAGTTCCAGCCGGTACTTCTTTAGACTTAATGTTAATTCCTTCAGTTACAATTTCATCAGGAGTAGCTGTAAATTCATGTTGCATTAATCGTCCATCACGTTCACGAACGACAGTTCTTGCAGTAACCTTTTCTCCTGTAGCTAGATAGGTAACTTTACCTACCCCCATTTCACCAATAGTCTTATTTGGCCCACCTCTTTTACCGGAGCCAGTTAAATCAATAAATTCATTTTTAAAGACTTGTAATGGAACACCATCACCAGTATCAGAAATAGTGATAGTTTTAGCTTTGGGGTCTATGGTCATATTTTTTATGATACCTTGACCCCCTGTTTTAGTCATCGCCGCGTCTATAGCATTCTGAATAAGTTCTTTACCTGCTGTTTGTACAGCTGAACCTTTGTAGGTTTTCTTAAACATCTGAATCATGGCTTTCCTGTCAGAAATACCCATGACTGTCTTACCACCTACTTGTGCTTCAGATATTGGAGATTCAGATCCTCCTTTAGCCTCAAATGATTCGGGGTCTAATCTCTTATGTAATTTATCAATTAATTCTTGTTTAGTATGTGCCCACTCAGTACTGTGATGAGGATTATATGGGCCAGTATTTAAATCAGCATGTTCACCAGTATGATACCAAGTCTGACTTTGTGAGTCATAGAACATCTTAGTCTTAGTACCATTAGGGAATGTAATATTATGTTCACCATTATAGGCGAATTCAGGATCTTTTTTAATTATTGGAGCATTAGGATCTTTAGCCTTTCTAACTCCAACTTCCTCTACATCTAATCCTTTAAGTTTATCAGTTTTAGGAGTTTCACCTACATCTTTAACATAACCATCATTTTCATCTGCCCACTTCTGAGCTTCATTATAATCATAAGTTTTATCAATTAAATTATCATTTTCATCGTAAATTTCATATCTTTTCTTAACATCGGGAGTATTATCTACATATCCTCTTGGCTTCCTAACTCCAACTTCAGACGTATCTAGTCCTTCTAATGCATCCCGCTTATTCTCATTAAATGGTGAATCCTCAGCAGGTTTATTGTTACGCCTACGAGCAAATTCATCATCAATCTGTTTAATTACTTCACGGTCATGTGCATCAATATGTGGACTCTTTTTAACCCTATCCATATACTGATCTAACTGTTGCACAGTCATTACTTTCATCTCATCGGGCGATGGAGTAATTCTGCCTATTCCATGTTTTGGATGCCTAACTAATTGTCCAGGTTCAAATTTAGGCGTAGTAGGTTCATTATTCTTATTAAAGAGTTTTGAATCCCTAGATGGAATAGGTTGACCCTCAATTAATTCACCTTCCATTAATTTAGGTCTTTCTGCTACTTGTGTAGGTCTAGGAGTTACATTCCTAGGTTCAGTATTTCTAGATGGAGTTAAAGATTCACCCTCTCTAGGAGTTATATTCTTATTCTCAATTCCACCAGCACGTTGAACAATATCAACTTCGCCAGCCTTAATTCGTTGATTTAATTTATTAATTGTATTGGGGTCAGATAAATTATCTTCCCACCAAACATTACCTTCAGCATCAGCTAATTCAACAGTATCACCATATTTAAGATGATTTGCTTCACTACCAACTAATTCAGGGCCAGTAGATTCAGGTAATCCAGTCAATTGTGGACGTGGCCTACCTGTAACTTTAGCTCCCCCTCCACCTACAGTATAAGTTTCCTTACCAGTTACATTCCTGATAATATCAGTTAAGTCTTGAGGATGAAATTCCTCCATTACACCGCCCGTATGATCCCTTAAATCTTCAGTAGGAATCATACCTGGATATGGTTTTGGAATAGTAGATAATCCTCCACTAGTAGGAGTAGGAATAGAAGGTGGAGTCTCAGGCATAACTTCACCCTGTAATACCTGATTACCTAATGCTTGAGTTTCAGGTCTTACTTCTATAGCTCCATTAGGTCTAGCCATACCTGCTGGAGGTTCAGGTAATATTTCCTCAGGAACAGGTAATGGATTACCATCCTTATCGAATATTTCACCTGTTTCAATATTAGTGAAAGTTCCATCCCTATTAATTCTTACTTTAGGTTTTGGTGCTGTAGGTAAATCCTGCCCATCCTGTAAAGCTTCATCAGGAGCATACCTATGGATAGTATTATCCTCAGGTAATGCTTCACGTTCCTTAATGAAATCTCTATAGTATGTAGGACTATTAGGATCTCCAGTTTTAACTGAAAAGTCCGTAGATGGCCCTTGATAACGTACATTAGATGGAGGTAATTCTCTCCTAAAAGATAGTTCAGCACCGTCTGGAATAATCTCACCTTCCATGAAAGAACCATCGCCAGGGTCTACAACTTCTCCCTGCACAACCCTAATGGGTTTCATGAAATTCTTCATCTTAGCGCCAGTACGTTCAATTACTCCACCGGCAG